GGCTCAGGCAGTTTGCTTACTATTGATGGGCTAGAAGAAGCGTCAGATCTATCTGCGCGTGGCACTACGCTAACGCTCAGTGGCGTATCATCCACGATACTGAACTATGCGCTTACAGAAGAGTATCAGGGCCGCACAGTTACCATTTACTGGGGCGTTGGCAGCAACACAGTTGAGATATTTCGTGGCTACATGGATCAGATGACCATCAAAGACGGCGGCGAAGCGTCAACGATCAGTTTAACCGTAGAGAGCCGCCTGATTGTTTTGGAGCGTCCTAATGTGCGTCGCTATACAGAAGAAAGTCAAAAGCAAGTGCGTAAGCGCAAGTGGTTAGACGATGGAAATTCTGGTGATCCAGCAGTTGATGACTACTTCAGTTGGGTTCAGCAGTTGCAAGACAAGCAGATTGTCTGGGGTAGGAATGAAGCCTGATTTTGGTGCGCTGAATGATTACATACGCAACGTGCGTGATGTGCCGTTTCAGTGGCACACAAATGACTGCTTTATGTTTACCAATAACGCCTATAGGGCAATGTATGGTGAAGGTTGGGCTGATGATTGGGTAGGGAAGTACACAAAGAACGGCATGTACCTAAAGCGTGATGAATTGCGTGAGGTGTTTCAGGCTAATTCTCTTTATGAAGCAATAGACCGGAAAATGAAGCGCATAGACCGCATCCCGCCCAAGGGCGCTTTGGTAACAACTGATCGGGCAAGACGATGGGTTATCGGAGATGCGTTAGGCATTGCTATCGGCACAAAGGCTATCTTTCTGGGTGAGAAAGGTATAGTTTCACAACAAATAGACTTTATCAAAAGCGCGTGGATTAAAGAATGAGCAAGTATAAGCTGGGCGACCTTACTGTCAAAAATTGGAATGACTGGGATAGAGTTCCGCGTGATCCAGTTACGGTTGGCGGGCTTATCTTGCAGACTGTCGCGCCGGGCTTTGTTGCAGGTTTATCGGGAGCAGTAGCATATGGTTTAGCTACTGCGGTGGGCTATGTTGCGATTTCGCTTGTTACCTCATGGGCATTGAAGGCACTAGCACCAAAAATCCCTTCAATACAACGCGGTTTACTATTCAACGCGCGTGAAGCTGCTGCGCCTCAAGAAATCGTATATGGTAAAATTCGCAAAGGTGGATACGTTACCTATGCTGAGGCTACGGGAGCCAAGAACAAGTACCTTCATCAATTTATCACGTTAGCTGGGCATGAAGTTAATTCGATCACCAAGATATATGTAAACGACGAGGAAGTTTCGCTTCAAACTAGCAACGGCGGGTTTGTGACGGATGCACGTTGGGCAGATAGCGATAACAATAGGAAGCTATATATTTACAAGTTTACAGGTTCCGATACTCAAAACGTGTCGCAATTTGTAAACAATATAACTGCGCTTAATGGCAACGGGCCAGATTGGACGGTCGATGGTGTTGCGCCAAGCGGATATTACTCTGACTTCAAGGGTGAAGGCATTGCTTGTCTTTATGTGCGTTTAGAGTATGACAAAAATGTATTTGCTGAAGGCATCCCAATGATTACGGCAGAAATCGAAGGCAAAAAGGTCTACGATCCGCGTGATTCGTCAACTGCATACAGCGCTAATGCCGCGCTGTGTATTCGTGACTATCTCACTTCTACATATGGGCTAGACAATGATGGCGACACTGCTGATGCAGCAAGTGCATCGTTTGATATTGCGGCTGATGCCTGCGATGAAGATGTAAACTTAGCGGCAACTGATGCTGGATCTTTTATTGTCGGCAAGGCTTACACAATTAAGACGGTTGGAACGACAGATTTCACCGCTATTGGCGCAAGCGGAAATACAGTAGGCGTTACGTTTACCGCAACTGGTGTGGGTAGCGGAAGTGGTACAGCGGTACGGGGCAGTTCATTATCAGAAAATCGCTATGAGATTAATGGTGCCATAAGCCTCGACAGATCACCATCTGACATCTTAGGTGATATGATGACGGCTTGCGCTGGCACATTATTCTGGGGCGCTGGATTGTGGCACTTGAAGGTTGGCGATTATGTTTCGCCCGTCAAAACTTTTACACTTGATGACTTGCGTAGCGAAATTAATCTACAAACCAAGCCTTCACGCCGTGATAACTTCAACATCGTGCGAGGCACGTTCATCGACGCTGAAAATCGCTACACTCAGGCTGATTATCCACAAATACGGTCAGAAACATTTATCAGCGACGATAGCGATGTAGAGAACGCACTAGATTTTACGCTGCCGCTTACTACGTCCTCAGCAATGGCGCAGCGACTTGCGAAGATGACGCTATTCCGTGGCCGTGAGCAAATGACATTCACGGCTGACTTTGGGTTAGAGGCGTTTGAGGTAGAATGCGGCGACATCATAGCATTGACGATTGATAGATATGGATGGTCATCAAAAGAGTTTGAGGTTGCAGGCTGGAAGTTTAAGAATGATGGTGATGCAGGCGATCTGCGTGTTGCTCTTACACTGCGTGAAACATCTGCGGCAGCGTTTAATTGGGCGGCAGAAGAAGTTGAAATCACAAGCAATGACAGCACATTGCCTGATCCACGCGCTGGGCTGACAATATCCAACCTTGCAGTCAGCGCGCAAAACACAAAAATTACGTCTGATGGCACGCACACAGTCACAGCAAGTTTGGCTTGGGATGCGCCTGATAGCGCATACGTTAATCATTACCTTGTTGGGTACAAAAACAACGCGACAGGCATTTTCGCTAAAACCACCACAGATGACAACACGTTTGAAACGGGGCTGCTTGTTGATGGTGATAGCTACACATTTGTCGTGGCTGCGGTTACAGACGGCGGGTATGTGGGTGCGCAGCAAGCAGTTACGTTTACCGCTGAAGCTGACACAACTGCGCCCGCAGTTCCTACTGTCGTTAGCGGTTCTGGCGGGTATCGTTCTAACTTCATATCGTGGACAAATCCAACTGATGACGATCTGAAGGAAGTTCAGGTTTACGCAAACACCAGCAATACATCATCAAGTGCAACGCTAATTGGTACAATATCTGGTACAGAATTTGTGCATGGCGGTTTAGCGCAAAATACAACGCGGTACTATTTCCTGAAGTCAACTGATTTTACTGGTAATGTCTCTGGGTTTTCTGCTGGCACTGGCGCTGTAACAACTGAAGCTGATCCACAAGATGGAACAAATGGCACGAACGGCTCAAACGGTGATACTGTTGTCACTGGTCAGGTGTTCTATCAAGTCCTTCAATCTGGTGCGCCAAACACGCCATCTGCTACCAGCTATAACGCCTCAACTGGAACTTTTAGTGGTTTAACCTCTGATTGGGCGCAAACCCAGCCTTCAGTTAATATTACAGATACAAGCGTTCAAGAGTGGTCATCTCAGTTTCAGGTAACGATTGATGGCACCACATCAGCCCAGACCATTTCGTTTACTGCGCCATCTGGGGCAATACAAGTTACGGCTGATATTGAAAGTGACAACTATGTTGCTGACACATCAGGTTGGAAAATTGAACGAGACACTGGATTTGCTGAGTTTGGTTCAGCGGCCATACGAGGTACATTGACAGCAAGCCAAATCCAGATAGATAACGTAACTTTAGACAGTGATGGATCTGGCAATCTTATTATTGCGTCAGGCGGTGTTGATACAAATCAACTTGCTGCAAACTCTGTTACAAAAGCGGGCACAAGTGGGCAAAGCACTTTCACCCTTTCCGGCGGCAGCACAAAGGATGTAACGGCATCAATCACAAATTGTGATAGTGGGTCTGAACTTATAATTCTATTTAATTGGACAGCGGGATCTGCAACCGCGGGGGATTTGGTAGACCTAAGTATTTTGCAGAATGGAAGTGTAGCATCTGGAATAGGCGCTGTTGTCAACGCCCCTGTTCAAGACTTCTTTGGGTTGCCAAGTGCTTATATGATGCGGATTACTGCATCGTTGGGAACAAATACTGTAGGGGTTCGCATTACTGCTAACAGCGGCAATACATCTTCTGTCATAGGTGTTGTTTATGGATTATTTGCGCTAGAGGTTAAGAAATGAGTGATTTTGATTGGGGTAAGCTACGCATTGATAGAAACACTAAGCTAAAAGCGTGTGATTGGACGCAGATGCCAGATGCCCCTTTAACTGATGAGCAAAAGGCATCGTGGCGCACTTATCGGCAGTCATTGCGCGATCTTCCTGAAGACACAACAGACCCCGCAAACCCAGTTTGGCCTACACAACCATCATAAGAGGATATTATGAGATATAAACTAGGAACACGTAGCTTACAGAACTTGTCAGGTGTAAACCCTGATATGCAAGCTGTAGTTAAGAAAGCAATAGAGATCACTGAGGTAGACTTCACAGTCATCGAAGGTATACGTCATATTGATCGTCAGAGACAGTTACTCAAAGAGGGTAAGTCAACTACCCTTAACTCAAGACACATCACAGGTCATGCTGTAGACATGGTTCCTTGGCCTGTAGATTGGGAAGACTTAGATAGGTTTGAAACTATGGCTAAAGCCATGAAGAATGCAGCAGAAGAGCTTGACATTTCCATCGTATGGGGTGGTGACTGGAAGAGCTTCTATGATGCCCCTCACTTTGAACTTGATCGTAAGAAGTACCCAGCATGAGTAGAGAAGAAGATAATTGGCACCT